GTGCCTGCACCTCAAATCAAGGGGACCCTCAGCGAGGTGATGGTCCTCTATGAAACCGCTGCTTTTGGTGAGTACGAACTCAAGGAGAAGAAAGATGTGGTTGGGGCTGTCCACGTTGGGGTGGACTTGCTCGGCAAGCCCTCGCCGAACGACCACACCAACCCCCTCAACTTCATTGGAGCTGTGTATCGTCACTTTGGCGACAGCGACACTGTGGTTGCTGAGGGAACACCCGATGAGTATGTCATTCACCTAGACAGGAGCGAAAAAGCCAGACTGACCCCAGAGCACGATCGCGTGTGGGAGGAGCTCATCCAGGATCACAAGGCTGATTTTGAGGAGCTTCTCACGTCCGACGGGCAGCGATTCGACTATGACTTCCTCGAGGATGGCCGCCCCAACTCGTACTCCACTGAGAGCTATGAGAAGTGGCTGGAGGAACAGATCGCAGACGAGTCGTTTTTCGCCACGGACCATGCCATGTGCGAGCTGCTCTCCCAGACTAAGGCCACGGCCCAGCACATGCAGCGCCTGAAAGCATCAGGCGCCTGCAAGAAGGGTGAAGACAGCGCGCGAGCGCGCGCAGTTATCACTCCGGGCGTAGCCGGGTCAGAGGGATTGCATCAGGCGCGGACATCGCCAATTGTCAAGGCGTTGGAAGCGCTTCATGCGGTGCTCTACAACCACACCAACCTCAAGGGCCTCACTGAGGACACTAAGAGGATCCGGTTCGCAGAGTTTTTGCGCGCCGTCCCTAAGGGCGCCTTGGTCTTCGGGACGGACAAGAGCAAGAACGACGCGTGCTTCCGCGATCCGGTGTGGAAGAAGTGCATCAAGTACCTAGCAGTCATGAACGACCTCTTCGAGGAAAAGGTGGTCACCCGAGGGTATGTTTACTCACCAGACGAACACTTGACGAACGATGCGTTTCCACGCGGGACGTTGGACCTCAAGTACTGGACTTTGAAGTTGACCCCGTTGTTGTCAATTTTATTGTCAGGCATCGGCCCAACGTCGTTCATCAATCGGCTGGAATCAACCGTTGAGAACGGCGTGTGTGTCCTGCGTGTGTATGGTGAGGAGGCGTATCAGAAGTGGCGAACTGCCGAACGGCACGCCGTCGCTTCCAAACACCCCGCGTGGCAACGCCACGCCCTCCCGCACGTTGCGGAGTTCGTCGAATGGGAGCCGCTGGCCCCTCACATGGTCGACGATACTTCCGTCAAGTGCGACGCTCTTGAGGAGAGTAAGATTCACACTTACCACATGGGCGTGTACGAGGGCGACGATCAGGCCCACGTGATCATACCCCCGGGGTCTGAGGGATGGTCCGGGCTCGGCACAAGGGAGACTATTGTCAAGTACTCTGCCGAGCTCAGCAAGGCCACCGGCTTCATTTTTGAGCCGGCAACCACTTCTGACGACTTTGACATGGTCGGACGCAATGCCGTGTTTGAGATGCTGTCCGCATGGATCGGCCTACCCAACGGCAAGTCCGACAATTACGAAGTGGCTGTCATTGTCCCTAAGGTTCTC